ACCATTGCTTCGTCACCAGTAAACTGTCTGCCTTCTCCTGATTTAATATTTTTAGGATCGTTAGGATCAGGCGTACCATCAGGTAATAATGCACCGCCTCCGTAATAAAGTCCTGCTCCAACTGTTAATGGAGATTTAGCTAAACTCTTACCTGCCTTAAATATTGTTGAACCTGTTTTACCAGCTAAACCTGCGCCACCTGTAAGCAATCTACCTTCAGGTGAAGCAGCTAAATATTTTCCAAATATATTTGGTTGAAATTTTTCTACAGGTTTTAATCCTAACAGTTTTCCACCTCTAGATTGTCTTGCAACAAACTGACCAAAAGGTCTTGCTAAAGCTCTACCTGCAGCGAATACTAATGGTGCAAATTGAATAGCATATTTTTGACGACCACTAGAGTCTTGTGGTGCTAAAGGACTACCAACAGTATTACTCATTTGTGGCTCTTTCATACCATCCATGATCCCTTCTTTAATGGGGCCACCTGATCTAAACATAGGTCTTTTTAATGGTCTCATTCTATTAACCGTATAGTTTACCAAATAATCCAGCAATACCCGTAGCTGTACTTAAAGCTGTAGCAAAAGGACTTGCCGCTCCACCACCTGGGTCAACCACCGCAGATGCAGGAGATAAACCTGCGAGTCTAGCTAATCCTGATCCAAATCTATCTAATCTTTGTGCAGGTTCAAACGCACCTGTTCTTGCAGCAGCTGCATCAGCTTGTAATTGTGCTTGTGTAATACCTTGTCTAAACGCTCCAAGGTTACCAAGTGCAGAAACATCCTGACCTAGTGATCCTCTCTGGAAGTTAGATAGTCCCATCTGTTGTGCCGCTAGATTACCTTGGTTTTGAAATGCTTGTTGTGCTAAATTTTGTGCTTGTGTAAATCCTTGTTGTTGTAGCTGTGCAAGTAAATTTGCTCTATTTCTTAAATTACCTGTTTCAAACTCACCTAATGCAACACCTTCTCTACCACCACCAAAAGCTCCTGCCGTAACTGCTTGATCTCTAATATTCTGTCTTCCTATTGCAGCTTGTCTATCAAAATCCTGTAGTGTTGTGTCAATAACCTGTTGTTGAAAAGGCGACATGAATTGTTGAAACGCCTGTGGACCGGTTAGTCCTGCCTGTTGTCCTACGGCTGATTGTGCTGCCTGTAAAAATGGTTGAAAAGATCCAACACCAGATCGTGCTAGATTAATTGCTTGTGTTTGTAAAGGATCCTCGCCAGCAACAAACTGTCTACCTGTAAATGCACTTGTTTTTATAGGTACCGCTGTAGATGCTGTTAACTGTTTGGCAAAATCTTTGGCTGTATCTTGTAAATAATCTGGTAATGACATTATGCTAATCTACCCTCCATCATTTGTGCTTGATCAAACATTGCTTGCGCAGGATTCATACCTTGCGATTCTTCTGATATAGTACCACCTGCCTCTAGATTGTCCATCATGTTTTGCATGACCTCGGCGCCTTTATCTATATCACCACCGCCTGCATTTCTCACAGCATCTGCTGTAAATACAAATTCATTTTTACTTAATCTTGCTGGCACATCGTCAGCTCGCTCTTCTGCTCCTATTGGCACAAAACCACCCTCTCTATAGTCTTTTTCCATACCACCTAGATCCATGATACCACCTTCTTTGGCATCTGTAATACCTTTTGATATATTAAATTCTTCTCTTAACATTTCCATTTCATCTGCAGTTAACTCTCTTAATGGTTTTTGAAACATGTCCATTGCCATTCTTTTTAATGTTTCTGATTTAAAACCTTCACCTAATACTAGTTTACCCTCGTCGTATCCTTCTCTTGGTATATCAGCTAATCCACCTTCAGCAGCGTAGAAATTATCTACAAATTTTGGTTTAGGTAAAAATCTTAGACTTGGGTCCTGATTTCTAGCCTGTGCAACTATATTAGCAATACTATCTGGTGTTACCGTGAACGGAGTATCTGGCTCTTCTTCCTCTTCATCACCACCACCCATCAAAAATGGTGCAGCTATACCTGCAGCGCCTAGACCTGTGAGTGCTGTTCTACCTAAACTAAAAGCCCCTGCTTTATCAAAAAATAAAGGTTTTAAAAAACTTTTTGACAACGCGCTGCCAGGCGTAAAAGCAGCACCTAAATTACTTAATACAGAGCTTGGTGCAAATGTAGAAAGTCTAGCTAAAGACCCTATTCCTTTACCAGCTCCAAGAGCCCCTAAACCACCAGTAAGAGCATATAGTGCAGCAGCTTTACCTATTGGTGATTTAACTATTTTTTTAACAGCTCTTTTGGCTTTCTTTACAATCTTACCTAGAAAAAACCTCTGTCTAGGTTCTTCTAATGTCATAAGTCCGCCACCTGCTCGTAGTTGTCTTTCCATCTGCATTCTAGATATTGTCATATTTTAGCCTAAATTATCTTTGTATCGTGTTTTATTGTTATAATCAATCATATATATCGACTAGGTCTGCTAGTCCTCCCATCATAAAATCCATTCTTCTGTTTGTACCATCGATAAAACCACCGTCTTTTTCTCCACCACCTGGATCAAACGGGTCGTTGTAGCCTACTTCAGCACCAGAACTATCTCTCTGTACGCCAGCTGCACCACTAGCATAAGCACTATCATCACCTCTAGAAAAACGGTCATAGGCTGATTCTATTGTAGCTAAGTCTTGTTGTCTTTGCTCTCTTTGTTCTTTTTTTAATTGAGCTTGAAACGCCTCTTCTTGTCTTTTCTTTTCTTGTTCCCTAAGTTCATTTCTCTCTTTTGTTTTTTGTAAATAGTATTGTTGTTTAGTTCTCATTAATTTAGTCATTGCATTTGCTCTTGCTACAGCTGCTGCATTTGTTCCTATATATTGTCCTGTAATAGGATCATAACTAAGTTCTTCATCATCGGTTATTCCAAACTGATCTTGATATTTATCTGTTAATCTTCCTGATAAAGAGTCACCGAGTTTTGTTGCTTCTATACCAACTCTTTCTGCATAGTTACCAAAACCAGACCTAACATTTAAACCAAACGGATCTTTAGATCCTCCTGTTGTATTATCACCAAATACTGTCGGGCCAGTATAACCCATGTTAGCTGCAATAAAAGCTTGATCAGGTCTACTTAAAGTTCCAAATTTATCAAACCTACTTAAAAATGCTGATACAATACCTGGTTGAAAACTTGGTTCTTGATAACCCTCAGCCATAATTTCATCTGCTGATTGCGGTGTTAAAAAATCCCGTACTTTACCAGCGAAAGTTTGTTCTTGAGGAATACCTATGTTTTCAGCTAAGATTGAACTTGCTTCAGTTGCTGGCAGATCTCTCATTGTTTTAAAACCTAAAAATCTGTCAGATGGATTATTAAGTCTGTTTTGTCTATCATCTACTGCTTTTTGAAAAGCAGTTGTTAGATCTGTTGCGGTTCCACTAAAAGGCACACCGCTTCCGCCTCCGCCACCGCCTTGATTTAAAACTGTATTTATACCTGTGGCTGCAGCAGCTCCACCCATATTTGTTGTTGTCGGTGGTGTATAAACACCATCACTAAACATTTCTTGTGGTTGAAAAAAGAAACCTTGATTATAGATGTCTTGATCTCTTTGATTATAAAAACTTGGTGCTGAAAATATTGACATAATTATATTTTTGAATCACCACCAATCGGCAATGACTCCACTGTTAGTTTTACACTTCTAGAGATATCTTCTCTTTTAGTATTTGTATCTGGGTTATTAACATCAGAATCTGCTTCTGCATCCGACATGTATTCTTGACCCGTCTTTAAATTTTTTAAGGTAACCTCACATTCTGGTGTAATAACCACTGTTGGTTTACCGTTTATCTCTCTTATCTCTTTTTTAGCTTTTGTTTCTATAAATGGCATTAGTCTCTATTAATCTCCAATATTGATACAATAACATGTAATTCATTTGCATCTGATGCTTGTGCCTTTAATACCTCATTTTCTTCTAAAATTAAAGGGTGAGTTAACAGCTCAGTTGTTGATTTTGAGGATATTGTTTTGTCTTTGAACAGACTAAATACTGCAGATGCAGCGTTTACTATAGTAAAAGTTATATCGCATCCTGATCCAGCGTCTTCCGATACTAATATACTTTTAATTATAGCTCTAGAACTTGAAGGTGTAGTATATATCACCGTATTATCTGTGGTAGTTAAATCTACTAATTCATTTTTATATATATTAGCCACTTATAAACCAAGAGAATCTCTCTTGCTCCTGTTTAACTTCGTCCAAAAATGTAGAATTTAATTGATCTTTCATTAATGTCAAAGCTCTGTTTATTTGTTTTTGGTTAGATACATTATAATCTTCTTTTGGTTCTGGTATTCTTATATTTATTTTAGCCATTATCTTCTACCATCCGGTTGTATATCTAATCTTAATGTTCCAAATCTCCATTTTTCACTAACAGCATCATTTTCTATTTTAATGTTTACAAAACGTCCTCTAGCTCTTGTATCTTTTTTATCTGTAGTAGGAGTCACTGTAAAAGGACTTAATGTTGTTGTGCTATCTGATTGTTGTGGATATCTTTTTATAGCTAGACTTATTTTTGAATTACCTTGTAAATCTTTAAAATCAGGTATGAATCTTCTAACAGCTAAAAAAACTTCACCAGCTATCGATGGTCCTTTAAAAGACCTCTGCTGCATATCAAAATCAAAAGACTTTATAAAAGATGTTACAATTGTAGTACTACCATCTTCATTAACTTGATCGGTCCCTGTTTCGTGTTCAAAGTATTTTGTTTGTCCTAAACCATCTTGACCTATGACCACAGGAAAAGTTCCGTTGGATGTGCTATCATATTTTGTAGCGTATGGTGTTGGGTATATGGTTGCATCCATCCAGCTAGTTCTTGCTTCTGTTCCTGTGTACCAAACTCCACCTGGAACTTTTGTTAATACGGATTCACCATAATTATATACAACATACTTATCATTAAAAGTTGAGTTAGATGATGGATAATACCAAATAACTTCTGTAAATAAATTATTTAATCCTGCAGCAACTTGTTGTCCTTTTGTAGTATCAAAATTATTAAATACAAAATCTTCAACAGAACATGGTAATGATTTGACCGTACCATCGAATAGGAAGAACCCATTTGGACTTAACCAGAATGCAGCTCCATCTATTTCAACAACTGCATTTTTACCTATTAATCCACAGTTTGTACCTACTTGTTCAAAACTAAATGTAAAAGGAGCACCAATAAACTTCATGGTATATAATGCATTATCTGTCCATATAAGAATAACTTCTTTTGCTTTTATAGCACCAACTATTTTTGTTCCATCTTGTAGTCTTTGTGTACCCGCTGAATTTGTTGCAGAGGGTGAATAAGTATTAATATTTTCTTGATCAGAAAATCTTATAAACATATCATCCTGTGTAGTTGTAGTGCCGATAGTTGTTTCTGTTCCAAGGTGAATTAAGTGTCTTGTTGTTGGTGATATTAATGTAACCCTTGATGCAGTCGGATTATTAGATGTTTCAAAACTAGATGTTGTTGTAGATGCTCTTGTAGTCAAAGGCGCTGCGGCCCCTGCGTTCCATGTAAAAGTTTTACCATTTGCAATAGTTGCAATAAGTTTATTACCAAAATTATCTAGTGACCATAAACCTGGCGCTGTAACAATATCTCCAGATGCTGCAG